AGAAAAGGTCGACCAGAAAAGTTTGGTGGCTGGGAAAAATTATCATCTTCCACATACTTAGGCACAGCTAGAGCATTACATGGATGGATATCATTAGGTGGTACAAAGTACCTTGGTATAGGAACACATCTTAAATACTATATAGAAAGTGGTACAGTATTTAACGATATAACACCAATAAGATTAACAACATCCGCAGGTGATGTGACATTTTCTGCCACAAATGGTGATGCTACCATAACCGTTGCAGATACTGCACATGGGGCTGTAAAGAATGATTTTGTAACATTTAGTGGTGCATCTTCATTGGGCGGTAACATCACCGCTGCTGTTCTAAATCAAGAGTATCAAATAGCAACCATAGTTAATGCTAATAGTTACACCATAGAAGCTAAAGATACTTCTGGTTCAACTGTTACTGCAAACTCTTCTGACAGTGGTAATGGCGGATCTTCAGTTGTAGGTGCTTACCAAGTTAATGTCGGTTTAGATGTTTTCGTTCCTGGCACAGGCTGGGGTATAGACGGTTGGGGGGCAGGTACTTTTGGTAGTACAAGTGCCTTAGATGCAACGAATCAATTAAGAATTTGGTCGCATGATAATTTTGGTGAAGATTTAATTATAAATCCAAGAGCTGGTGGTATATTTAAATGGACAGAGAATAATGGTGTTACAACACGAGCTGTAGAGCTATCAGGTATATCTGGTGCTAATTTAGTGCCAACAGTAGGCTTACAAGTAATAACATCAGAAAAAGACAGGCATTTAATAGTTTTAGGTGCAGATCCAATATCAGGCTCTTCAAGAACAGGTAGTATAGATCCGATGTTAATTGCATTTAGTGACCAAGAAAATGAACTAGATTTTGAGCCACTAACAACAAATACTGCTGGTTCATTAAGATTATCTAGCGGTTCTGCAATCATTGGTGGCGTAAAATCTAGACAAGAAATATTAGTATGGACTGATACTTCATTGTATAGCATGCAGTTTATTGGACCACCATTCACCTTTGGTATAAATTTAATTAACGAGGGTGTAGGTTTAGTAGGTCCAAAAGCCGCTGTAACTGCACCACAAGGCGTGTACTGGATGAGTTATAACAATTTTTATGTTTATAACGGATCTGTGCAACATTTACCTTGCTCTGTGCATAACTATGTGTTTAACGATATAAACTTGACACAGTCTTTTAAAATACATGCTTTTACAATAGCAGATAAAAATGAAGTAGGATGGTTTTACTGTTCTGCTAGCTCAAGCGAAATAGATAGATATGTAATTTATAATTACGCTGAAAACATATGGTTTTATGGACAACTTGTAAGAACAGCTTGGTTAGATGCTGGTATAGAAAACTATCCTAGAGCTGTTGGTAACAGCTATCTATTTCAACAAGAAAAAGGTTTTAATGATGATGGTTCACCCATGACTAATGTTTTTATAGAGAGTTCTGATATGGATATAGGTGATGGAGAACAGTTTAGTTTTATAAAAAGAATCATACCAGACTATAAATTTATACAAGATGATAACAATGGAAATGTTAATGTTGTCCTAAAAACTAGAAACTTTCCAGGCGATAGTCTAACTACAAATTCTACAAGTGTCATAAACTCATCTACTCAACAAGTATTTGTGCGTAGCAGATCAAGACAAATGGCTTTGCGTTTTGAATCAGATGATGATGCTACAAATGATGGCAATTTATCTATTGGTTGGCGTTTAGGTGCTACTAGAATAGATATTAAGCCAGATGGTAAGCGATGAGTAAAATATTACAAACTCAATTACCATTAGCTTCTGAACAAGTTACATCAGATATTTTTAATAGATTAGTAAGAATACTAGAAATAAATCTTGGTGCCGTTGATTTAGATAACGTACGTCAAATAAGTGATGCAGAAAAAAATACTTTACAGTTTAATGCTGGTAGCATCATTTGGAATACCACTGTGGGCGTTTTGCAAGTATACACAGGTAACGAATGGGTGGATATTGGTGAAAGATTTTTGCCCAAAGGGTTTGAAATGGCTTCAGATGTAGGTAGTGTTTCTGTTAAGACTAATGGTGATATTACAATAGAATTATGATAAATACAGCAGAACAACTTATATATCAACCAAAAAACCTTTTACTTATGTATCCAAGTGATTGGTATGTGCAAAAGGAAACCTTAGATGCCGTTAGAAATTCAATACAACCTATAGTGGATTTTTATGAAGATAGTGGTGTAAACGATAGAAAGAACACTGCTTTAGATAAAATAATACAAGAGCCACTTAAAGATGTGTATACAGTGCCTTTCTTTTCAGACAAGTTTTGTAGCGTCTTATTAGATGAAATGCATAATTTAGAAAGGCATTATGGCTTTAATCCTAATCCAGAAGAGGATGATTTAAGACAAATACCAGAAATAACTTTTCAAGATAATTGTCCACAAATCTTTCAATCTTTAATGCAAACGATATATACTATAGGAAATCCTATATTTTTGAATATTTGGAACAGGCACGTAGATAGTGGCGGAATACAAATAGCAAACTATAATTTAAGGGATAAAAAACAAGGTGCTTGGCATCACGATGCAAGTGCTGATATAAGTATGGTAGTGCCTCTTAATACAGGCGATTACCAAGGTGGCGGAACTGAATTTTTAAAACGTGGTACAGTCGAGCCATTACCAACTGGCCACGCTCTAATATTTCCTAGTTTTACGCATATGCACAGGGGACTAGCAGTAGAATCAGGCAATAGATACTTATTAGTATTTTGGCTAAAATGTAATGAGGAATGAATTGAGCATGATAGATATTGAAAATCCAGGCGGTATAGCAGGTCTAGGTAGAGGAGAAGACACCATGCTTGCCCACGTAGCACCAGGAGAGATGGTAGTACCACCAGTGCTTTCTCCTGAAACACAAGAAACAATCAAACAAGAAATGATAGCTGTAGGCTTAGATCCCAATCAGTATACAGTTGGTGATGGTATGTCTATTAACCCTATTACGGGTATGGCAGAATTTGGATTTCTCAAAAAACTTGGTAAAAGTTTAAAGAAGGTCGTAAGAAAGGTAGCACCTGTGGCGTTACCTTTACTAATACCAGGAGTTGGTAATGTTTTAGGTGGAGCATTAAGCAGTGTAGGAAGTGCCTTAGGTATTCCAAGTGGCATTGGCTCTAGTTTATTAGGTGGTAAAGGTGTCTTAGATAGAGCAGCAGCTATAAGAGGAGGTATAAGTGGTCTTCTCAGCAGGTCAACGAGCACACCAACTACCACAACCACATCATCAAGCTCAACATCAAAATCGACAGGGCCGTTTGGTGGACAAATATTACCTAATTTACAAAATAGGTTTGGTAGTGGTAGTTTTTTTGGTTTAAAAACTCCTAGCATCATAAAAAAAGCTGAAGACGCTATAAAGGGTGAAGGTGACGGTGGTGGTATAAATTTGCCATTATTAGCTTTAGCTGGGTTGTATGGTGAAGCAGTTAAAGAAGATTTCGAAGGTAAACAAGGTGGTTTAAAAGATATAAGACAATCTATTAGACCAGACCTTATGCCAGCACCAACTTTTACGGGCTTTGATGTTGGTATAAGACCAGGAATGAGTTATGGAGGCAGAATAGATGAACAAGAACTTGACCTGCGTATGGGCGGTCCAAGTATAGGTCCAGGCACAGGTACAAGTGATGACATACCAGCTATGTTAAGTGATGGTGAGTTTGTAATGACATCATCTGCTAATAATGGTTTGGGTGGTTTTAAAATTACAAAAACTGAAACTGGCATAGAGTTAATACCAAATGGTGCACCAGATAGACAAAAAGGTGCAAAAAACATGGATAAACTTATGAAAACTTTTGAAAAGTTTAACGAGATAGGTAAAGTATGATACAAGATTTTAGAGCATCTATAATGGCACCTATTGGTGAGCCAATAAATATTACTGGTTTAAATCCAATATTTAAAAGACCAGAACCTTTTGTTAGAGATTTACCCATACAGGTACCACCTAGAGAGTTTATTGAAGAGCCTGTTAATATTGGTGGTTTAACTCCTATAACTAGACCTTTACCACCTATTCAACCACCACAATTACCGCCTGTAACACCACCTCCTATATTACCCCCAGTTATAACACCTCCTGTTGCACGTCCAGTTATACCACCACAACCACCATCTATAGGTGGTGTAGGTGGCATTAACCAGAATATTAGACCTTTGGAAAGAGTAATTGACGTTCCAAAAGAAAATCAATTATTTATAAGCAGACTAGATGATCCCATAGTAAGATCATTACCAATAGGTGATCCAATACCTTTTACGCCTCCAACACCTGAACCAATCATACCTGACCCAGTTATTGAATCTGCCCCTACCACGCCAGCTGCAGTGGCACCAGATGTGGGGGCAGTACCCGATACAACTATGCCTATGGGTGCAATAGATCCAGTATTATTACAACAAGCGACAGCAGAAACATTAACTGATCCATTAATTAGGTCGTTATATTTTGGTACAGCAGACTCTCCTGGTTTCTTCCAGCAACTTCAACAAGCAGGTGCAAACCTTATAGGTAGTGATGTACCTCTACAACAAACAGCAGGACTTACACCATTAGAAGTGCTTGCAAGACAACAAGCTGTAGCAGGCATAGGTGGTTTTGAACCATTCTTACAACAAAATAGAGAATTAGTAAACCAAGCTATAGCTCAATCAAGAAGAGCAGAACAACTACAAGATCCATACTACACACAAGCAGAACAAATCTATCAAGACACTATGGGTGCTTATGATCCTAGTATGACACAACAATTTTTTAACCCATTTGAAGACGCTGTAGTGCAACAAACCATATCAGATGTTTTAGAAGCAGGTGAGCAACAAGATATAGCTGCTAGAGCTCGTGAAATCGGTGCTGGTGCATTTGGTGGTA